TGCGGCTCGGGTTGGCTACGGGTCTGGCTGAATCTTGTTTTTCATCGATATACCGACACGGTGTGTCGAGCCTGCCGAAACGGGAGGTCGCAATGGCTGGCAGAGGACCACAACCGAAGGACCCGAACAAGCGCGCCCGGGCCAACAAAGACCCGGTGCCGCTGCGGGTGATCCACGCTGAGCCGATCGAGCAGCCGGAGCTTCCGGCGCATGTCGATTGGCCGAGGGAGACCCTTGACTGGTGGCAGATGTGGGCCGAGTCTCCGCTGTCGGCTGAGTTCACGTCGACCGACTGGTCTGAGCTGCGGGACACCGCGCTCCTGCATGCGCAGCTGTGGTCTGGTGACACGAAGGTCGCGGCCGAGTTGCGGATACGGGTAGCCAAATTTGGCGCGACCCCAGAGGACCGCGCTCGCCTTCGGATCACGTTCGCTCAGGCCGATGAGGCTGACGAGAAGCGCCCGGTTGGGCAGTCCTCGAAGTCCCGCCGCGGTGGCCTTAAGGCACTTCCCGAAGCGCAGTAGCCGTGCCTTGGATTCCGTCTGAGCCGGGCGAGATTCCTACTCTCGGGTGGGCGGTCATCGACTGGATATCGGAGTACCTGGCCGCGCCTGATCGTGGCGAGTATGAGCCGTTCGTGCTGTATCCGGAGCAAGAGGATTTCGTCCTCCGGTTCTACGAGCTGGACCCCCGTACCTGTCGCCGGCGCCGTCGTCGTGGCGTGATCTCTCGTCCTCGTGGATGGGGGAAGTCGCCGTTCCTGGCCGCGCTGGCGATCGTCGAGGGTCTTGGTCCGGTGGTGCCGGATGGTTGGGACGCCGACGGGCAACCGGTGGGCAAGCCGTGGTCCACGGTGCGGACTCCGCTGGTGCAGGTTGCTGCTGTCTCTGAGGAGCAGACCCGGAACACGTGGACTCCGTTGCTGGAGATGCTGGACGGACCGGTTATTGACGCGTATCCGGGTCTGGACCCGATGGAGACGTTCGTCAACCTGCCGCGTGGTCGTATTGAGCCTAAGACGTCGTCTGCACGGTCGATCAAGGGCAACAAACCCGTCTTCGCGGTGCTCGACCAGACGGAAGAGTGGGTCGCATCCAACGGCGGTATCAAGCTCGCTGAGACGATGCGGATCAACGCTGCGAAGATCGGCGGCTCCACGATCGAGTCACCGAACGCGTTCACGCCCGGCGAGGAGTCGGTGGCGGAGGCGTCGGCGGCCTTCTGGGGATCGATCCAGGAGGGTAAGGCCCGCGACGACGGTCTGTACTACGACCATCGCGAGGCGCCGGCCGATACGGACCTGGCCAAGAAGGAATCTCTGGTCGATGGTCTGCGGTACGCCTACGGGGACTCGTCCGGACATGACGACGGGTGCGTCCTGCATAGCCCGCCGTGCAAGCCGGGGCACGTCGACCTCGATGTCATCGCGGCGACTGTATGGGATCCGGATATCGCGCCACAGAAGGCGCGTGCGGACTTCTTGAACCAGATCACGCATGCGGCCGACGCGTTGCTGTCTCACCATGAGTGGGCCGGATGTTCGGATGCGGCGAAGGTTGTCGCTGACCGGGACGTGATCACGCTTGGTTTCGACGGGTCACGCGGTCGGTTCAAGGGGAAGCCAGACGCTACGGCGTTGATCGGCTGCCGGGTGTCCGACGGTCATCTGTTCGAGGTCGCGGTGTGGGAGGCCGGCGATTCCGAGTGGGATGAGTGGGAACCGCCTATTCCGGAGATCGAGGCCGCTGTGGCCGATGCGTTCCGCCGGTACCGGGTGGTCGCGTTCTATGCCGACCCTGCGAAGGACTGGCGCTCTCACGTCAACACGTGGGAGGCCAAGCACGGTTCTCGCGTGAAGGTCAAGGTCAAGTCGGACCATCCGTTCGAGTGGTGGATGACCGGTGGCCGTAGTGGCCTGAACCAGCGCGCTATCGAGCAGTTCGAGGGTGCGTGCAGGAACCAGGACATGACTCACGACGGCTCGTTCGCACTGACCCGTCACGTGCTGAACGCTCGCCGGCGGATCCGTAACGCCAAGCTCACGATCGCCAAAGAACACGACTACAGCCCACACAAGGTCGACGCCGCGGTTGCGGCCGTCCTTGCGTGGCAGGCGCGGTTAGATGCCGTGTCGGCGGGGCTAGGACGCAAGTCAAACGAACGGGTCCGACGGGTCCGGTAATGAGGGACGGGGGTTAGGTGGATGGCCAGGTCTCCCGGTGAGTGGATCGACTACCTGACCCAGCAGATGGATGTCCGGCGTGCTCGGCTCAATCAGCTACGCGCCTACATGACGGGGGATGCGCCGGTCCCTGACGGATCCGATGGGAACCGCGAGGCGTACCTCGCGTTGCAGAAGAAGGCTAGGACCAACTTCGCTGAGCTAGTCGTGGAGTCGGTCGCGGACCGTATGCGGGTGTCGGGTTTCCGGGTGGGCGACTCCACCGAGGACGACGACACGGCCCGTCAGTTTTGGGTCGATAACCGCATGCAGGTCGCCGCAGCCGATGTCCATAGGGACTCTCTCGGTCTCGGTGAGGCATACGTGATGGTTTCGCCACCCGAGGCCGAGGGGGAATCTCCGGTTATCACGGCCGAGCGGCCCGAGCAGGTCATTACTGAGCCTGACCCGGTCCGCTCGGATGTGGTGCGGGCTGGCCTGAAGGTGTGGCGCGACGAGGTCGAGGGTATCGACTTCGCGTATCTGCACCTTCCGGGGATGCTGCACACGTACTACCGACCTGCGGAGACGTCCGCCACCCCTCGTGCCGATGACCCGATCTTCCGTGCGGCCGGTGGATGGCTGCCGATGACGGAGGAAGACGAGGGGTACGCGACCGGTCTGCGCGTCGTCCCGATCGTCCCGTTCTTCAATCGCGACCACCGTGGCGAGTTCGAGAACCATACCGACGTGCTCGACCGGATCAACTGGATTATTCTCCAGCGGCTCGTCATTACGGCGATGCAGGCGTACAGGCAGCGGGCCATCAAGGGTGGCGACCGGCTGCCTGAGACGGACGCGAGTGGGGATCCGGTGGACTATGCGAAAGAGTTCAAGCCCGGCCCCGATGCACTGTGGTTGCTACCTGAGGGCGCGGAGTTGTGGGAGTCGACGCCGGCGCAGCTACAAGACGTACTGGAGTCGGTCAAGGCTGACGTGACGCACCTGGCCGCGGTAACGCGCACTCCGATTTCGGCACTGATGCCGGAGAGCCAGAACCAGTCGGCCGAGGGTGCCGCGTTCGCCCGTGAGGGTTTAGTTTTCAAGACTGAGGACCGGATCGCTCGGGTTGATCCGTCGTGGCAGCGAGTCCTGCGTATCGCGTTCGCGATGTCCAATGAGGATCTTCGCGACGACCCGCCTGAGGTCGACGTGCGCTGGTTCCCCGCGGAATCAGAGTCCATGTCGGAGCGGTACGACGCGCTGTCGAAGGCGGGTACCGACGTTCCGTGGCGGACGAAGATGACCAGCATCTTGCAGTTCTCCGATCACGAGACTGACCGCATGGAGGCCGAGCGGGTGAATGACGCCATGCTCGCTGCGTCGCTCGCGCCACCGCCAGCACCGGCCGCGGAGCAGGAGCCGGACGAGGAGCCGGTGACTGACGATGGCAGCACCGCCTGAGGTCCGCGACGCAATCCTTCGGCATCAGTCATCCGTACAGCAGGTTCGCCAGCAGGTCGAGCGGCACGCCCGGAACGTGTGGGGAAGCCTCGACGCGTACCGGGATGCCGACATCGAGCGTGTCGTCGACGCTGTGACGCCGGTAGCGCTCGGTGGGCAGCAGCGGATAGCCGCTCTGACCGATGCCTACATGGCGGCCGTCGCGACGGCGTCGGGTGTTTCTCAGCGACCGGCCGGCGTTCCTCCTCGTGAGGTTACGGGCCGTGCGCTGCGTGGCATCGAGCCTCGTGAGGTGTATGGCCGAGCAGGGCCGACCGTGTGGACGGCGCTATCGAACGGTCACGGCATCACGGCGGCTGCGGGTATGGGCCTGGACCGGCTGCTGTCGACACTCATGACGGATCTACAGCTCACCAAGACTCGCACTGCTCAGTGGCGATCCAGTCGCGACGACAGCGTCGCCGGATACCGACGTGTCCTGACCGGCAACGAGAACTGTGGTCTATGCACGCTCGCCTCGACGCAGCGTTACAACCGCGGAGATCTAATGCCGATCCATCCGGGCTGTGACTGTGACGTCGCGGAGATCCGCGGTGATGTCGACCCAGGGCAGGTCATCGACCCGGACCGGCTAGAGGACCTGCATCGACGCGTCCAGGACGACTTCGGAATGTCGGACCGCGGCGGCCGGGAGATCGACTACCGAGACGTTCTTGTCCGCGATCACGGCGAGTACGGACCGACGCTGACGTGGCGTGGCCAGGAATTCACCGGCCCCGCCGATATCTAAGAACTTCCGCCCCGTTCTGAGGGACGGAGAAAGCGGCCCGAAATGGGCCGTCGACCATTTCACCCGAAACGGGGGAACCATGCCCAGCGAGGAAGAGAACACGACCGCCGAGACCGGTGGGGCCGACGAGAGCCAGGAATCGCACTCCGAAACGGGTGGCGACGTCGACTACAAGGCCGAGGCCGATAAGTGGAAGGCACTGGCCCGTCAGAACGAAAAGCAGGCCAAGGCGAACGCTGAGAAGGCGTCGCGTTACGACGAGGTCATCGAGTCTCAGAAGTCCGAGGCGCAGAAGACTGCCGATCGTCTGGCTGAGGCCGAGAAGGTCGCCAAGGATTCAAAGGTTCGCGCTATCCGCGCCGAGGTTGCCGCGCTCAAGGGCGTACCGGCGGAACTGCTGACCGGTGAAACCGAATCCGAGGTCGAGGAGTCCGCCTCGGCGCTCATGAAGTTCCGCGGCGACGTTCGCCCCGACTTCGGGGCTGGGAATCGCGGTAAGGCGGTCGGCGGTGAGCGGGTCCAATGGACACGCGCCGACCTCAAGGGCAAAACACCAGCAGAAATCGAAGCCGCCCGCAAAGAGGGTCTCCTTGACTCTGTTATGGGGAAGCGGCGCTAACTCCCGAAGGAGGGCCAGAGATGGCCATCGACAACTTTATCCCGCAGATCTGGTCGGCCGCGGTCGCTCAGGCTCTCCAGGACACCGCCGTGATCGCTCCGATCACCAACACCCAGTACGAGGGCGACGCCGCTCGCGGCAACCAGGTCAACATCACTGGTGTCATGGTGCCGTCGGTGAACGACTACAGCGCCGGCGAAGGTGCCGGTGGTAGCACTCGTACCACCGCTGCCGAGGACCTGTCCGACGACGGCGACTCCCTGGTCATCAACCAGGAAAAGGCGTTCGACTTCCACGTCGACGACATCGACCGGGTGCAGGCTGCCGGGTCGTTCGAGGCTTGGACGACTGCCGCTGGCCGTGCGCTGGGTGAGGACGCGGACGCGTACCTTGCAACCCGCGCCATTGCCGAAGGCACCGACGCTACCGCCGCTCTCGGTGGTGCGTCTGCGCTGAGCGATGACACCGACGGTTCGGCTACCTGGAACGCGATTCGCGATTTCCGGAAGATCCTGAACAAGGCGTCGGTTCCGGCCGGCGAGCGGTTCTTGCTCATGAACGCCGAGTTCGAGGCGAACCTTCTGGCGAATGACGCGAAGCTGGCGAGCGCCGACGAGTCGGGCACTCCGGCTGGTCTGCGTGAGGCGATGCTCGGCCGCGTGCTGGGCTTCACTCTCGTCGTCAGCAACCAGCTGCCAGAGAACGACGCCCCCCAGGCGATCGCGTTCTGGCGTCCCGCGCTGGCCTATGTGAGCCAGATCGACAAGGTCGACGGGATGCGTTCGCACACGAAGTTTGCGGACCGCGTCCGTGGGCTGCACGTGTACGGCGGCAAGGTCGTCTCCATGTACAGCGAGGCGGTCCAGTTCTTCACCGGAAGCTCCAGCTCGTGATGTGGGTAGTCGGTAAGTCCGGGCAGATCATGAATCTGCGGGACTCGCTGGCTAGGTCACTAGTCCGCGACGGTGTGGCGGAATTCGTCGACGAGCCGGAGCCCGTGAGGCCCGCGCCCGCGAAGAGGGCCGCCAAGAAGGCCGTAAAGAAGGCCGCGACTCCTCAATCGACTGTCGAGGAGTCCGGTCCGGATTCGGTCGACGACGAGTGACGGGAGGCCGCCGTGCCAGCACTACCAGCGCTCGCTACGGCGGCCGACCTCACCGACTACGGGTACGACTCCGTCCCGGCGGGGATGCTCGACCGTGCCTCGGTGAGGGTCCGCCGCTACACAGGTCAACAGATCACGGCGGGATCGTCCGTCGTGACGCTGCCCGGCCCCTCGTATCACCTGCCGCAACGGCCGGTGAATGAGGTCACGTCGGTACAGACCCTGGACGGGGGCGACGTTGAGTACGAGCTGTGCTACGGCGGATACGTCAGGCCCCGTTTCAAGCGATTCCATCCGATCGTAGTCGGCTATAACCACGGATACGACACCTTGCCGGATGCCGTGATCGAGGTTGTCTGTTCGGTCGCTGCCCGCATGTCGGCAACACCGGCCGCGGTCGGTTCTGGCGCTCAGACGGAGCAGGCCGGTGGCGAGTCGGTCACGTGGGGATCGGATGCCTACGCCGGCACCACGGGGCTAACGAGGGCTGAGCGCAAGGAGCTTGACCGTCTGTTCCCGCGGATCCCGAAGACGGTGCGTTTGCTGTGATCTCGTTCAAGAACCAGGCGATCACGGTCATTCGTCCGACGGAGTGGATCGACGAGCGAGGCGACCGGTTCCCGAACTGGGACACGGCCGCCGAGCACCTGGTCACAGGCTGTCGGCTCCAGCCGATGGCGTCCGACGAGCTGCACTTTACGGGGTCGTCGGAGTCTGAGGGTGGCGTGGCCAGGACTGCCGTGATCACACGGTGGCGCCTGTTCACGCCGCACGATCCGGACCTACAGGCACTCGACCGTGTCCGCTACGACGGCACTGTCTACGAGATCGACGGACAGGTGCAGGACTGGCCATCGCCTACGGGCGCTCTGCGTCACAGCGAGGTCATTCTGAGGAGGGTCGATGGCTAGGGTCCGCGCAACTCTGAACCGTTCGGGAGTGCGTGAACTGCTCCAGTCCGACGGCGTTCGCGAAGACCTGGAACGACGCGCCGACAACATCTCGGCGGCCGCCGGTAGCGGTCACGAGGTCGACTCTGACGTCGGCCCGAATCGCGCCCGCGCCAGTGTCCGGACGGTGACGATCGAGGCCATGCGCGCCGAGGCCGAGAGCCACAACCTACTGAGGGCCGTCGACGCCGGGAGGTGAGCACGTGGACGTGGTCATCTTCCCCGACATCGAACAACTGCTCGTCGACTACCTGAACACTGAGCTGCCGAACCGCGGCTACGAGGTGTCCGTGCATACCCAGATCCCGAACCCGCGCCCCGAAACGTTCGTGACCGTACCCCGTGTCGGTGGACCGGCGCGCAACCGGGTCGTGGACATGGCGACGATCTCCTGCGACTCGTGGGCGATCCGACCGAAACAAGCACACGATCTCGCACAGATGGTCCGCGGGGTCATCAACGCACTTCCGGGCAAGGCCCTGGATGGCTACCCGATCTACCGGGTGACCGAGTTCACGGGGCCGGGGAATCTCCCCGACACCCAATCTCAGCACGCCCGCTACACGCAGGCGTTCTCGATCCTCGTCCGCGGCTACGTGGCCGAGTAGCACCACCTTTTCCCGCTCCACCGTCCGCACCGGTGGCGATACCAGGCAGACCCCTGCCTCGATCCCTTCCGGAAGGACGACTCATGCCCGAGTCCACCGCAATGAACAGTAATGAGGTCGATGTCGCCGTCACTGGTGCGGTGGCTTTCGCTGAGACTTCGGAAACCCCGCCGAGCGACGCAGAAACGGCCCTTGAGGGCTCCTGGCGTGACGTCGGATTCCTTAACTCCGACGGTGTCGTGGAGGCCCGCGAGCGGTCGACCAACAACATCGTCGCGTGGCAGAACTCGGACATTGTCCGCGTGGTCACCACCGAGGCCAGCATCACCGTGCAGTTCACGATGATCCAGACGAACTCCGACACCCTCGCGCTGTTCTACGGCGCCGAGGTCGATCCGGTCGACGGGTCGGTGGAGATCGTCCCGCGTGAGTCCGGCGGTCGCCGTGCCGTGGTTGTCGACTACGTCGACGGCGACAAGATGACCCGCCTTTACCTGCCGAACTGCGAGGTCACCGCTGTAGAGGGCCCGACTCTCACGGCAGGCGACGCGGTCGGCTACGGCGTCACGCTGACCGGCTACCCCGAGACCGTCGATAGCGCCACTTACTCGGCGAAGAAGTGGTACTCGGACCTCGTCGGTAGCTAATCCCCATGATCGACCGGGCGCGGTTGGTGCGGACTGCCGCGCCCGGTCTCTACCCAAGTCCGCAATGCCCTACATCCGCACTGTGAGGAGTCCGCATGCCACCGGCCAAGAAGACCACACCCGCACCCCGTCAGCCGCAGGACCGTCAGAAGAAGGCGACGACCTCCAAGGTCACCAACCGTCTCGACACGTTCGAGTTCGAGCACGACGGCGAGACGTATGAGCTGCCGTCGCCGCAAGACTCGGTCGGCAAGATCCCCGGTCGGATTCTGCGTGACGCACTCATGGACCCCGAGTCCGGCGGTGAGCTGCGTATGTCCATCGCCGCCCTTGAAGCGTGCGACCCGGACGAGGACGCGCTAGACGCGCTGTACTCGAAGCCTGCGCCGGAAATGATGCAGATCGTCGCCGAGTGGTTCCAGTCCGCACAAGGTGCTGAGCTGGGGGAATCGTAACGCTCCTCGACTTCATCGGGGAGCACTACGACGCCGCGGCATACGACGTCCGGGAAAGATTCGGACTGTCGATCAACGACATCATCGACGGCACGCTGCATTGGGGCGAGGCCGTCGCGCTCGTGCGCGAGCTGATCCGCGACCCGTCCTCGCATCTGTTTGCTGCGGGTGCCGGGTGGGAGTGGCCGCAGAGTCGCGAGGCTTTCCTGCTGGCCGAGCTGTACGACCGGTTCACGCAGGTCAACTTCAAGCACCCGAAGCCGTATCCGCGTCCGTCTGACCGCAAGAAGCGGCAGCAGGCAGCGAGCAAGCCAACGGTGAGCCAAGACGTCATCCGCGCCGCACTGGCCGCGCGGGGACACACGATGAACTGAGGGGGATATACGTGGCTACTGAGATTGCTACCGCGTATGTCTCCCTCATTCCGTCGTTCCGGGGCGGATCGCGGGCCATTAGTCGCTCGCTGTCGGGGCCGATCGGGAAGGCCGGCCCGCAGGCGGGACGGTCTCTCGGCCGATCCATCCTCGGTGGCGTCACCCGTGCGGCTGCGGTCGGCGGTGGCCTCGCCGCCGCTCTCGGTGTGGGTCGACTGGCCCGTGACGTGGCGGCATCAGCCAGTGGCATCCAGAACACGACCGCGACGCTGACCGGCCTGCTCGGTTCTGCCAGCGCCGCCACCGACACAATGACTCGGCTGCGCGAGGTCGCCCGCAACTCGCCGATCGACTACCAGACATACCTGTCGGCCGGCGAGTCGCTGGCTTACCTCGGTGTTTCCGGGGAGCAGGCCGAGGGCATCCTGACCAATGTCGGCGCCGCGATCACCGCCGCCGGTGGCAGCTCGCAGCAGATGGAGTCCGTTTCGGATGCCCTGTTGACGATGGTCAACACCGGCCGCGTCTACGCCAACGATCTCAACAGGATCAGCGACGCCGGCGTGCCGATCTTCTCCAGCCTGGCCGAGCATTTCGGGACGAATATCGAGAACGTCCGCGAGATGGTGACGGCTGGAGAGGTCGGCATCGAGGACGTCATGACCGCGATTGAGAACGCGGAGGGCGACACTTTCCAGTCGATGCTGGACGCGTCCGAGCTGGCGGCGAAGACCTTCTCGAACCAGTGGGCGATCGCCAAGGACAACATCACGACGACGCTCGCCACGCAGCTCACGCCGGTGATCGAGCGGCTGACGCCGCTGATGCAGACGTTCGCTGAGCGTGCCCCGGCGCTGATTGAGTCTGGTGTCGCCGGGATGGGGGCAGCTTTCGCGACCCTCAGCGGCACGATCGACGGCGTCCGTGACCGGATCTCCGAATTCATGGACTCAGCATCCGGGCAGGATCTCAAGACGGACACACTCGATCGGCTGTCGTCGATCTGGGACAACCTGAAGCTTGCGTGGGATGCTGCGTGGCCCGCCATCCAGCAGATCGCCGGATCACTGGCGGAGGCGACGGCCGCGGTCGGCATTTCCACGTGGAGTATTCTTCTTGCGACGCTGGATCTTCTGTCGGCCGTCCTCGTTGACATTCTGGTCCCTGCGCTGCAAGGACTCGCCACTTTCATGTCTGAGAATCAGGCTCTCGTCACGGGGCTAGTCGGTGCGTATACGGCGTGGAGAGTCGCCGTGGTGGCCGCGACGGCTGTGACCGTTGCGAAGACGGCGGCCACTAGCGCCGCTGCTGCCGCTCAGCGACTCCTTAACGCAGCGATGCGGGCGAACCCCATCGGGATCATCATCACCGCGCTTACGGCGCTGGTGGCCGCGATCGTCTACGCGTGGAAGAACTCCGAGACCTTCCGTAATGTCGTGACGTCTGTCTGGGACGCGATTCAGAGCGCCGTTTCCTGGGCATGGAACAACGTCATCAAGCCGGTGCTCGACTGGTTCGTCGAACAGCTCCAGGAGCTGTGGAGCGTCGCGGTCGCCGTGAAGGATGGCCTTGTTGCCGCCTGGAACGGGATATACGCGGGCGTTTCCGCTGCGTGGGGCTGGCTGCGTGACTACGTTTTCACGCCCATCATGAACTACTACAACTGGGTGTGGGACCTCGCCGTCCAGGTATGGGGCGGAGTGGTCGCCGCATTCCGTGGCATGTATCAGGGCGTTCTGTCCGCCTGGGGCTGGCTCCGCGACAACGTCTTCAACCCCGTCCTACAGTTCTTCGATTGGCTGTGGGAGAAGGCCGTTTCGGTCAAGGACGGCGTCGTAGGTGCGTTCCGCGCCATGTATGACGGCCTGGTCGCCGCCTATGGCTGGATGCGGGACAACGTCTTCCTGCCGGTCATCGGGTGGTTCCAGGATGTCTGGGATAAGGCCGTCGAGATCGCCGCCGGGATCAAGGATTCGTTCGACGGGATCAAGGAATCTATCTCCGACGCGTTCTCTGCGATCTGGGAAGGCATCAAGGCTCCGATCAACGTCGTCATCGGGGGAATCAACAAGTACATCATCGGTGGCATCAACGCAGTGACCGGCGTATTCGGTATCGATGCGATCGACGACATTCCGACGCTCCACACTGGCGGGCACGTGCCGGGCACCGGTGAGCACCTGTACAAGCTGCTCGGCGGCGAGGCGGTGCTTAACCCCGCTGCCACACAGGCCCTTGGCAAGGACAACGTCGACCGGCTGAACCGCGGCGAGGCAATGGGTGGGCCGGTCGACTGGCTCAAGGACCGCTGGAACGATTACTGGCGGGTCAAGGGCGCGGTCGATCAGGCCGTGCAAGATCAGGTCGGAGACTGGCTGCGCGAAGGCGCGGCGTTCGCGCTCGGCAAGGTTATAGACACGGGACGGGGCGCGCTCAGCGCGATCCCCGGCGAGTCGTTCGCCGAGGAATGGATGAGCGGCGGCCTGGCGCACTTCAAGGACCAGATCGTTGAGTGGGGGCGCGGCAAGGATGCGATAAACGACGACTCTCGGTCGCCTAAGGGTTCCGGCCCGGTATCCAAAGAGGGATGGATGTTCCCGCTGCCTCCGGGTTCGTTTCGGGTTGGCCGCGGGCCTGGTGCGCACGGGTACCAGGCGTGGGACTTCCCTGCACCGATGGGGACTCTCGTTCGAGCTCCGTTTGCCGGCGTGGTGCAGCAGACCAACCTCGGCAACCGGTCCTATGGCCGTTACCTGAGGCTCCGTTCCGGTGGCCGTGAGTTCCTGGCCGCGCACCTGTCCGGTTACGGCAAGTCGGGCACGGTCGTTCAGGGCGACACCATCGGCCGTGTTGGGTCGACGGGTAACAGCACTGGCCCTCACCTCCACGCGGAGACATCGCTGAACGGCGCCAAGCGGGACCCGGCTGAGTTTCTGAAATTCGACAGCGGCGGGATGCTCCCGCCGGGGATCCTCAACCAGACGGGTCGACCTGAGCCGGTCCTCACATCCGGACAGTGGGAAGCGATATCTGCACTTGCAGGCAGGGGAGCCGCTGGGGGGGACACGTACAACGTGTACGCGCCCACGACGGCACCACAGGACATCATCTCGGCGGCCGAGCGGGCGCGGAACCGTCGCTATGCGGTTGCGGGGAGGTTGGTCTGATATGCCATTGGTCTATCAACCCGGCGCTATGGGGCCTGCCCCTACGCCGGAACCGCATCCGCGTCCAAGACCCACTCCGGCGGCGCAGTCGTGGGGTCTCGTCATTTCCCGCGGCGGGGAGGCGTTGGAGTTTCCGGCGTCCCTCACCTGGGAAGGTCCGTGGATTATCACTCCTGGTGTGTACGGGCTGGACATGCCTGAGGTGCAGGTCACCAGGTCGCGGGCGGCAGGCATGTGGGGCGGGCATAGTAGCGACATCGATGTGCCGTCACGTGAGGTGTTTCTGCCGCTGGCCCTGATAGCGGGCGATCTGCAAACGATGCTTGACGAGCGCGATCGCTTCGATCGGCTCACGTCGCCGTTGACGTTGGATCCTGTGCGCCTGACTGCCACTCGACCCGATGGCACCACTCGGTGGGTTGAGGGTCACACGTCGGTCGATAGCCCACGGCCGTGGACGAGCGCCGAGTACCTGTCCACCATCGGACAGCTCCGCTTCGGCTGGACTCTCATCTGCGATGACCCGTGGTGGCACGGTGAGCAGGACCCGATCTCGTGGTCCAGCGAGGAAGGCCGTGGCGGGTTTTTCCCGCTGCTGCCGGTGAAGCTGCGCTCGGGTCGGGTGTTGGCTCAGCCGACGCCGGTATTCGTGCGTGGTGATGCTCCGATGTGGCCGCGGTGGTCGATTTCGGGGCCTGCGGAGTCGGTGACGGCGACGCATGTGGAGTCCGGCAGGTCGTGGACGTTGCATGGCCAGTTTGGGCAGTCGGTGACGCCGATCATTGTGGACACGGATCCGCGTGTGGCGATGACGACCGGGCTTCAGGTGGCGACTCCTGGCGGGTCTCAGCGGTGGTCGTGGATGCAGCCGCCGTTTGACTTGTGGCCGTTGCCGCCGGGCGATCAGACGGTGACACTGGAGATCGTGGGTGCGTCACCGACGACGCAGGTCACGATGACTCCGCGGCCCAACTATTTGGCGGCGTGATGTCGCAGCCGCTGGGCGCCGCTCCGTATGCGGTGACGGTGCGTGATGCGTCGCTGGTCGAGGTCGCCAGTCTGGCTGGGTACGAGTCGCTGTCGATGAAACTCGTGAACAACGGCGTGGACACGATGTCGATTCAGATCCCGGGGTCGCATCCTGCGGCTGCGGCGGCGACGGCTGACGGTGCCGGGGTGGTGATCCGTCCGGCCGGTAGCGATCGGGTGATCACGTCGGGTCAGGTGGTGCTGTCGACGCGGGAGTGGTCTGTCATCGATGGCCGGTGGCAGGACACGTTGACGATCGAGTACGAGTCCGATGACCACATCCTGCGGGACTCGCTGGTCTATGCGCAGTCGCATCAGGAGGTGCCGACGGATCGGTCGGAGGACGGCTACGG